CTTCACGCCGGCCAGGTTGTTGATCATCCCGCGGAGCTCTTTGTCGGAGAGCTGCTCGAGGTGGGCCGGGACTTGCTCGATCGAGACGCTCTCGCCCGTGGGCTTGGCCCCCAGGATCGAAGAGTAGTCATTCGCGGGCGGAGGCTGCTTCTGCGCCTCCTTGCCGGCGAGGATGGCCGTGTAGGCCCTGGCGTTCTCCGGGCCCACGTCGGTCATCACGGGGCCCTGGGAGCCCTTGCCTTCCCGCTGCATCGCCTCGAGGGCCCGCAGGATGTCACGATAGTCGGCCACGTCAACCTCCTTCGCTCACCGGAGCGGCCTGCTGCGAGCGCTGCCACGCCGCGCGGTTCTGGGAGAGGTTGTAGAGCGCCTGGGCCTCCTCAGGAGAATCCGCAAAGGCCTCGAAGTAGCTCTTCGGGACCTCGCCGGAGGTCGCGCTCACGATGGCGTCGGTGACGGCTCGGACGATGGCGAAGCCTCGCCGGTCGGTGACGCGGCGCTCGTTGAAGAGGAGCCCGCAGTAGAGCTCGTAGGTTCGTCTTGGGGCTCCGGGCCAGTCGAGGATCCGTAGACCGAAAGCAGATACGGCGTCCGCGACGGGTCGGTACTTTTTTTTAGCTCGTCGAGGTAGTTGCCGAACTGGCGGACCAGGTCGAGCGTTTCCCAGTCGGTGAGACCGGTCAGCGTGCGATGGTCCCAGGCGGTGACCCCGAAGATCTCGCGGAGCGCCTTGAGGACGATGGAAACCTCGGGCTCCTGCCCCTGATCGGCCAGGGGCATGTGGTCCTCGAAGTTCATCTCCGGGTGGTTGATCAGCGCCCGCCACACCCGGGCCGGGTCGACGCGACGCGTGAAGCTGCCGTCGTAGAAGACGAACAGGGCACGCTGTCGTTCTCGGCGCCGATCCACCCATCGTTTGATAAATCCCCACATGGTGGTCCTCGCAAAACTGGTCGTCGTGGTGGTCAGTCGTCGCGATCAGGTCGCGACCGCGTTGTACAAGACGCCTGCGGCGCTCTTGTGCGCTTCGTACTCGAGCACGAGCGTCGAGTATTTGGTGCCCTTGTTCATCTCCCAGACGTCCCGCAAAAACGCCCGCGGGAAATTCCAGGGGCCGGTCGTGGGGTTGATCAACAGGCGGCTGCACTTGTCGCCGCCGAACATGAGCGTGCCCGGCGTGCCGGGGGTGCCCTCAGTGTCTCCGGCCAGGCGGGCCCGGAGGTTCGCGGCCACGGTCTCGTCCCACTTGGTGAGCTCGAGCCGGATCCGGGCGATCTCGCCCAGGTACTGGACGTCGATCGGCGGCCCCTGGTCGCCGCCGTACTCGTCGCCGGGGACGTCGATCCAGAAGGCCTGGTCGCGGATCTCCGCCCCCTGGCGTGTATACCCCAGGGCTGTGAGCCCGCTGCCCACGTCGACCGAGATCGCCGCAGGCCCAAATACGTTGACGGCAGCAGGCATGGCAGTCCTCCGTTATCCCCGGCCGACCGGCAGTCGGCTCGACCGGGCGGGGTAGAAGTGTTGCGTCCGATCCGGAATCATATTCAGCCGCTCGTACTGCGCGACCGTGGGCCCGTCGACCTCAGCCACGCCGGCGTCCCGGTTCTCGGTGGCCCCGCCGAAGACCCGCTCGCCCTTGCGGAGCCGGTCGAGGTACTCCTCGTACTCCTTGGTGGTCTCGCGGATCTCGTCGTACTTGCCGGGCCGGCGGCGCAGGAGGGCGGCCATCGTGAGGCCGCAGATGATCTCCTGCAGCAGGGCGAGGCTGTTGCCCGTCAAGGCGGCCAGGGACGTCGGCGTGTAGATCGCCGCCACGGTGCAAGCGCTCTCCAGGCGCCCCTCGGCCGCGCTCAAGAGCGTGAGCAGCTTGGGGTTGTCGGAGAGGGTCGGGTCCTGCTCGCCGCCGTCCGAGACGAGGTCCGCAACGATCGACTCGTCGTAAAAGCTCGTCATGATGGCAGGCGTGGCGAGTGGCATGGCACGAACAGCACAAAGGTGTATTTACACCCCCGTGCGGGGAAGGTGGACCGCACGGGGGGCCGCCTTTGCCCGGGCGGATCGGGGACGACCACCGGCGCCGGTGGCGGTGGACTACTACTGGCAGGCGGTGAACAAAATGCCCGAGGCCGGGGCCACGAGCTTGGCTTCGACGTTCTCGACCACGCGCCCGATCACGCGACGGTGGTCGGAGTCGATCTTGCTCTCGACCGTCATTTCTTCGTAAGCGAAGATCACGACCGTGGAGAACGACGGGGCACCGGCCACGCCCTCGAGCTCGCCCACGCGGCTGCACAAGACGGCGTTCGTGGTGGGCATGATCGAGGAGACGGCCCGCGTGGCGCCCTTCTTCGAGGTGACCTTACGGGTGGCCTCGACGAAGCAGTCGATGCCGTACAGCTTGTCGGGCAAGCCGTAGCGGGTGTTGCGGCCCTCGAGCTCGCCGCGGACCTGGGCCAGGGCGTGGGGCGATCCCTTGACGTGGTCGACGATCTCCTGCGACATCGACATCGCACCGGCCAGGCTCGAGCTGATCACCAGCCGGAAGTCCTGGGGCTGGACCGCATCGAGCGTGGCGTCGGAGATCTGCTCGCACCCGGTGATGAGGGACCGCTTGATGTCCTGGCGGGCCGTGGTGCTGGCGGCCCAGTTGCCGGTGCAGCCGGAGATGGCCGTCACGTCCTTGACGTGCGCGGCCGCGTAGTTGGCCTGCGTGGTCAAGGCCGTGATCGCCAGCTGGGTGCGGGCGGTCATGGCCTGGCGGGCCTTGATGTTCGAGTGCTGGGCGATGATGTCCCAGCTCGCGTTCTCGACGGTCAAGTTACCCATCTTGAAGGGGAAGGCGCGTCGGACGGTGGCGAACGGCTTCCACTCAAACGACTCGGTGCCCTCCGCACCTTCGGGCGCGGGCTCGCCGTCGTACCAGACGAAGTTGTCGAGGTTCGCGTTCAGGATGCGGCCGGCCTCCTCGACGGTCATCTCGAGGTAGTAGCCGCCCACTTTGTCGACGGGCACCACCTGGGCGTAGTTATTGACCGGGAAATCGGCGAGGTTTCGCGCGAAGTCCACGACCATTTTGTTCGACGCGTTGTGGTCCCGAATGAACACATTACTCGGGCCGGGAAAAGTCGCTGCCATGGTTTGGGTTCCTCTTTTGCGGGAGGGCCGAGTCGGTTCTCATGAAGGACCGCGGCGCCGTGGGGGGTTGCTTACGTCGAGGGTCGCTCGGAGCCGAGCAGGACGTAGACCCGGATCTTGTCTCCGGACACGCCGCTCTCGAGTGCGATCGCCCCATACTGCTGGAGCGTGGTGCCGGTGGTGGCCACGGCCACGCCCTTGCCGTCGGCGTCGGCCTTGATGCGGCCGCCCCGGGTGACGGTGCCGCCGAGCTCGAGCAAGCACTGCTCGCCGTCGCCGTAGAGGCCGACCGAGTCGCCGGCCACGGCGTGGTAGTTGGTGGTGACCAGGTCCGAGAGCGGGGAGTACTTGCCCTCGGGGTAGCTGATGCCAATCAGCTGCGCGTTGGCGTCGGCCTGGAGGCAGCGATCGTCGGCAACCGTCGACATCTTCAGAAATCGGGCGGGGTATACGTTCCCACCGGCGACCAGTCTTGGGGGAGTAGCGGGCATGGGTTTGACCTCGTGTTAATGGCTGACTTCGGGAAAGAATCGCCGGGGGTGAGGGTGGGGTGATTACTCCTCGCCGGAGACGACCTGCTCGAGGACCTCCTCGTAGCTGACCCTCTCGCCGGCCTTGAGCTTGGCCTTGCAGATCCGCATGGCTTTGTCGGAGGCCTCCTTCGAGTACCGCTCGCGGTTGGCGGCGGCGCCGGGACGGGCCCGGCTCATGGCCGCGGCGTCGTCGAATGTGGGAACTATCATGTCGAGCGGGATCTCGCGGTAATTCGCGTCGATCACCTCCAGGTGTGCCGCGAACTGCTCGTCGGACACGCGCCCGTACTTGACGCGCTCGAACTCCGCGTCCAGATCGAACAGGTGAGTCCGCCGGCGTTCGGCCAGGGCGGCGTACCGCTCGGTGTTGATGCGCTTGCCCTGCTCGACGTGGAGCTGGCCGCGGACCGTCTTGAGCTCGTTCCGGAGCTCGGCGACCTGGCCGTGCAGTCGCGAGTACTTCACCGGCAGCACCTCCTCGTCCTCGGGCACGGGCGGCGCCGGGGTGTCGGGCACGGCCGGCTCGTCGACCGGGGGCGCGGCCGGCTCGTCGAGCGGGCCATCCACGGGCGGCTCGTCGACCGGGGGCTCTTCGACCGGCTCGTCGGGGACGTCGGGCTCATCGGAGGCTGCCATCTGCTCCTGGGCCCAGATCGCCCACGGCTGCTGGCTGATGGCCTCGGTGATTTGCTGCAGTTCCTCAGGGGACAGTGCCATGGCTGGCCTCTCGTTCTCAGGGTTGGGGTTGTCAGGCGGGTCGGCAGCGGCCGACTCGGCGGAATAGTCCTCGCGGTCGTCGCCGTCGCTCGGCACGAACACGCTGGTGGCGGATGGGGCGCATACGGAGTACTTCTCCACCTCCACGCCGTCGCGGCGGCGGGCCGAGTAGAGAAGCCCCATGTCGAGCCGCGGGGCCTCGGCGCCGAGCAAGGCGATCGGATCGAGGTACATGTCCTCGTACTCTTCTTCCACCCAGAGCTCGGCGCTGCGGCGGGGGAAGTCGCGGATCACGTCGGCCTTGTCGCGGTGGAGGTGGAAATCGGCCAGGACCGCCCACCTGGGTTTCTGGCCCGGCTGGCTGATCAGCCCGACCCGAAAGGGCCCGGCGAGGCCGACCAGGGGCATGGGAGAGTTGTGGTGGCCCTGGCCGGGGTCCGGGGTGTGGCCGACGATCACGCCGGCGTAGTCGCCCGTCTCGGAGATCCTGCGGTTGCAGTTGGCGGCCAGGAGCTTCAGGCGCTGGACGTCGAACTTGAGCTCGCGGCCCTTCGTGGTCTCCGTCTCGTGCTCGGCGAAGACCGGCACGTCGGCGATCGTGAGCCAGTCGTCCTCGGGGAAGTCGCGCCGAGCCGGCAGGATGTTCGCCCGGGGAATCGACGCGTCCGATCGGATCGGCTGTTCGACGACGGGCGTGGTGTCGAGTTCGGCAGTAGCCATGGCAAACCAAGAAACAAAAAAAGGCCCGCCAGACTCCCGGTTGGGAATCTGACGGGCCTCGTGTGTCGAGTTACCCGGAAATATGCTGCGGCACTAATGGGGCCGCGTTGTTGTGACAATGTACGCCACGACGCGATTTCTTGTCAAATGGGTGATGGCCCACGCAGCCGCCGCTTGGTCGGCTGGGCCAGGACCCTGTCCTGCAAACACCTCACGCAGCGGCTCATCTCCTCGCGGTCGGCCGGCTCGAGGTCGGCGTCGGCCGAGTTGAGGTGCAGGTACACCCGGGCCAGGGCCTCGAGGCACTCGCGCTCAGCCTCGGACAATCCGGTCGTAGGGTGATCACCTCCAGACACTGGTCGGCTCCGTCAGAGTCCGTGGGTCCGGCGCTCGATCTCATCGATCCGGGCCTCGTTTCGGCCGCAGTGGAGCTGGCCGATCCGCCGGAATACCTCCTTGACGTCGTGCTTGATCTCGGTGACGGTCGTGGAGATCCCATTGGCCAGTCGCACCTCGAGGGCGGTCAATCGCTCGCCCATCTCCCGGTCATCGCGGTCACGCTCGCGGCGGGCCTGCCACCACGTCAGCGCGGTCGTGCCGAGGCCCGTGAGGACGATTGAGACGATGGCCACGACGATCTGCACAGTTGCGTCACTCATGCTGCCCCTGCCTCCGGTCCTCTCGCGGTTACTGCTCACACGGCTTGCCGCGCGCTAGGCGGGCGCCTTGGCCGGAGTGGCCTGGACGGCCGGGGTGGGGATTTCCGGATCGCGGGCCACCTCGGCGAACTCGCGCTGTTTGCGTGCAGCGGCCGAGGCCTTGGCGTCGTCCACGACCTTGACGATCTTGACGCGCTGCTCCTCGTCCTGGAGCCGGAGCGTCAGCTGGTGCCAGAAAGCGGGCTCCATCGCTTTCAGGCGCTCGGCATCACTCCCCTCGGTGAGCAGGTCCACCAGGGAGCGGATGGCTCGGGCCGCCCCGGAGCCGTCCCCGACGGCAAAGCGGTTGAAGATCTCCGAGAGCCTGGGCAGCTTCATTTCCTTGCACCAGTCGGCCACCTCGGCCAGCTTCAGCCGGCGATCCTCCTCTTGCTCGTCCTTCTTGAAGACGTACTTCGCCAGGGCAATGGCCGCGACCACGGCCAGGGCGAAGATCAGGGCTTGTTCGAGTGTAATCGACATTTGTGGTCACCTCGCGTGGAATGGTGGTGGATGGGCTAGGCGGAGGCGTTGGCGTCGCGCTTGAACTCGAGGGCCAGCGTCACGACGAAGGCCACGATCACCGCGGCCGCCAACAAGATCCAGAACAGCATGTCGGAATCGGGCTCGGCCGGCGGGGTGTCGATCACGGGATGGACGTCGACGTCGATGATCGGCCGATCATCAGGAACTGGGACGAGGTTCGGGCTCGGGTCCGGGTCCGGCCGCGGGCAGCGGTCGAAGAATCTAGACTGCCGGCGGAACAGGAAGCCGACCTGGTCTCCCAGCGTCTTGGCATCCTTGAGCTCATGGGCGTGCTCGGCAAGCACGACGGTGCCGTTGGCTTTTTGGACGAAGACTGCAGGCAGCACGGCGTGGCCGGCGAACCGCTCCCGGTGGGTCGGATTACTCTCCGGGTAGACGTGCCAGTGGGTCTGGGCCTTGAGCGAGGCCAGGCGCGGGTCGGCGTCGAACCAGGCGACCAGCTCGCGGTCCTGCGCACGGCTCCGCCAGTCGTCGTGGACCAACAGCGTTGTGTGGTAGGCTCCGCCGTCCTCGGGCAGCTCGACCACGCGCTGGTTGACCTCGTCGGTGGCGACGGGCGGCGCCGGCGTCATCTCGGGCATGTGGTCGCGGGCGACAAACAGTCCTAGGCCGACAACAGCGGCCACCAGGATCGCAGTACTCAAGGGCTTCATGACACAAACTCCTTACCTGTGAGGGCGCGGTGGGGACGGGCTGTAGACGGGCGTGAAGGCGTAGCCGCCGTAGCCCCGCCACTTCGCAAGGAACTCGGCTTTGGGAACGTACACGAACCGCTCGACGCGGTTGTTGTCGATCAATGCCGCCCGGCCGTCGGGGGTGAACCCGGCGAACGTCACCGCATGCCCGCGAAAATAGTGGATCGCGGCGCCGCGTCTAGTTCGAGAGCACCACTCGAGAAAAGCGGTGTCGCCCGATCGGGTGTAAGCGTAGCGGAGCTCGGGCCAGCGGGACTCGGCGATCTGCGCGAGGCCCGGGACGCTGCAGGCGCCGGACTGGTTGTCGCGCCACCAGTCGGCCATGGTGTGAAGCCCCTGCCACCGGAAGCAGGTGATCAGGCTCGCGTGCATGCAGGATCCGCTGCCGTAGTTCGGCTCCCGCTGATCGACCTCGAGATCCAGCGGGGGCAGGTTCGCGGCGGTCACGACCGCCACGGGGCAACCGTCACAGGGGTCGCAGGGATCGCTGGAGCGGATCTCGCAACCGAGGCAGGCGAGACACGCCAGGCACGCCAGGATCGCTGGGAGACGCATCATGCAGCTCTCACAAAAAAAGGCCGGCAGCCGCGCCCTGGTTGAGAGGCGGCTGCCGGCCTGGGGTGTCCAGTGACCGGGGTCGCAGCAGCTGGGAGTATAAGCCCAACTCGCAAAGTCAGTCAAACGGGTGATGGCCCACCTGGTCAGTCCGGCGGCCGGCCGAACCGCTTGACCTCGAAGATGGGGGAGCCGATACAGCCGGCTTTCGACGGGATCGTCAAGGTGATGTTGCCGGTGAAGTCGGGGTCGGTGTGGTGCTGGGCCATCGCGCGGCCGAGGTCCTCGAGGATCGACTGCATCCTCGAGCGGTTCTCGTCGGCGCGCGTGGGTGGTCGTCGGTGCCGGGTCATTCAGTGCCCTTCAGTTGCTGCTGGATGACGGCTGCCGTCTCCGGGCTGGCGTGGGTCCAGCCGGCCTCCTCGTGACCCTCGAGCTGGAAGAACCAGGCGCCCTTGTCGTGCTTCACGCGGTACTCCCGATCGCGAATCCGCACGCGCTTGACCGAGGGGGTGGGCTGTGGGTTGGGGGGCTGTTGAAGTTGCTGTTGGATCACGGTCGTCGTCTCCGGGCTGGCGTGGGTCCAGCCGGCTTCAGGATGCCCCTTGAGCCGGAAGAACCAGGTATTACCGTCCTCTTTCACGTCGTAGTCGCGGCCACCAAGGGTCACCGTCTCCACGGCCGGGGCTCGGCGTTGACCTGCACTGCGGTGCTTGGCCAGCCACTGCTCGCGGGTGAGTGTGAGTGGATCCACCTTCCAGACGAGCATCTCGTCGACGTACTGTTGGTAGAGCTTCTCCTCCTCGGGCGTCCAGGCGTCGGCCTTGGCCGCCTCGCTTCCGGGCGCGTCGATCCACCTTTCGCCCGCGTTGTACTTGTCGGCCAGCTCCTGCTTGGCCTCGATCTCCTCGGGGCTGTACCCCTGGCGCTCGAGGGCCTGACGGATGAGCTTGCCGGACTTGTAGTCGAAGTAGGGGTTCAGCTCGTGGAAGATCGAGAGCTTGCCCTCGGGCGGATGGGCCCGCTTGCCGGGCTCGACGTAGACGCCTTGCCCAGGCTTGGCCGGGGTCGCTTCGCCCTGGGCGCCGGCCTTGGGTGCGAACTTCCCGTGGTCCCGCGGGTGCTCTTCCTCCTTCCAGGGCTTGGCGTAGTGCTCGACCTGCACACCGATCTCCTTGCCCCCGAGGCCCACGCGGATCTCGCCCTGCTCATCCACACTGACGGGCACTTCAGCGAGCGCAGGGAGCTGCTGGAGCCCCTCGGCGAGCCCTGGGGCCTGTGGCTGCCCCTGAGGGCCTTCCTGGTCGCCCTGCTGCTTCTGAGCGTCGGGATCCTCGCGGGCCTTGGCGGCCGCCTGCTGGGCTCCTGGGCCCAGCATGGCCAGCTCGGCCGGCGAGGCCTGGGCCAGGGCCGAGTTGGGGATCCATTCGCCCGGCGGGTAGAACTTGCCGCCCAGGCTGATCCCCGACGGCTTGGGGCTCCGCGGGTGCTGCGAGTCGTCGTACACTCCGCCGCCGGGCATGGCGTAGCGCTCACGGCCTGCAGGCGATCGCCAGTAGTGCTCTGCGGACACGTCCTCCTGGGGCTGCTGCTGGGCCCGCGCCTGCCTGATCAGCTCTCGCACCCTCTCGATCGCCTCGGACCGTCCCAGGCCCTGCTGCTGGTACTGGTCGGCCGCCTGGCCGAGCTGGCCGAGGGTCTGCGGCGGGCCCGACTGGGGCGTCCACCCCTGGACCTGGGCGGTCTGCTGCTGCTGGGCCTGGGCCATCTGCTGCTGCTGCATGTCCGCCTGCATGTGCTGCGGGTTGGTCAGCTTGTCCTCGCCCTCTTGCGGCACGGTCGCGCCGATCAGGTCGTAGACGTCCTGGCTCTTGAGCTGGAGGCCCATCTCGTAGGCCTGCTTCCAGCCGGAGAGCTTCCCCTCGACGTCGGGAGCCTCGGTCTCGATCACGAACTTGATCGGCAGATCTTTGTAGTGGGGCCAGTTGTAGTCGATCAGCGGCTGCACCAGGTCGGTGGTGATCGTCTCGGCCAGGTTGATCGAGTCGTAGCGGATGATCTGCAGGTAGGTGTCCAGGTGGATGCTCGCCACGCCGGAGCCGAGCCCCGTGCTGGCCGCCTCGCTTGTGAGGATCTGGCCGAGGATGTACCGCTTGATTTGATGCCCGAAGTACTCGCGGATGATTCGATCGAGGACGTCGGCGCCGGCCATCCCGGGCTCGATCCGCTTGACGTCGCTGGAGAGGATGTCGCTGTCAGGGTGCCGCGGCACGAGCACGATGTTCCGCCCGAGCCCGATCCGCTCCTCGGCCGCCGTGCGCGTCGCCTCGTAGGCCGTCGGGTTGCCGGCCGGGTAGCTCCAGATCTCCATGCCGAAGGCGGAGCGCTCGAGGTACTCCATCAACCAGGCCAAGGTCTCTTGCTTCTGGAACCAGCTCCAGTACAGCCGAGACCTGATGCCCACGCCGTGGATCGCTCCGGCCCGCTCGGGCGCCTCCCACTCCGCGTCTTCGATCATGTGCTTGTGGATCGCGAGCAGTGGCCGCTCCCAGTGCTCAAGGAAGTAGGCCAGGCCGTGATCGGTGGCCGCGACCTTGTTGACCCGCTCCACGGCCCAGCGTCGCGCGACGGTGCCGCCCTGGGTGTAGCCGGCCCCCACGCGGATCCCGACCTGGTCCTCCTGGAACGTCTGCTGGCCCGACCCGTCGTCGTAGCGGAAGACGAGCTTGTCGCCGTTGACGGGCATCCACCTGTCGATGATCACGCGGTTCTGCCCGTTGACGCGCGCGTTGCGGAACCGGTGCGAGACCCCGTACTTGCCGTACCAGAGCGCGTGCAAGAGGCACTCGCGGTACTTCAGGAAATTGGGGATCCTGTAGAGGATCTCGGTCAGCTTGTCGACGACGAACTTCTGGTGCTTGTCCTTGTTGTCGTCGGCCTCGAGGTGCCAGTCCAACAGCGCGGTCGACCGCTGGCGCTGCTCCAGGCACTCCATGATGCCCGGGTCATTTCTCATGAACCGCGCATTGTCCCACGAGTGCCGCATCGCCTCGTCCGAGACGTAGTAGGTCCGCGCGACGTTGCGCATGAGCCCCTGGAACGTCACGACGTGGGGCAGGACCTGCTCGCCGGCGTTGGGCGGCATGCCGTCGATCTTCAGGAACGGATCCTCGTCGCCCGGGTCGCCGCTGCGGCGGAGGCTGGCATCGTCCGGCGGCATGAGGCCGCGCGCGGGGAGCTGGTCGGTCTTCGTGATCATGGCTCTTGGCCTTGTGGGGTGATTACACGTCGTCGGTGATGATGATCACCAGGTCGCCGTTTTTGACCGGGAACGTGTCGCGATTGCTGCTGCCGTCGATCACAACAAAGTACGCGTGGTAGACGCCGGCCGTGTCCACGTCCGCGGCCTGGGGGTTGTACTGCACTTGGCCCGAGGCCTCGTCGGTGACCGTCACGTTGGAGGCCGTCTCGGCCACCTTGGTGGTGCCGTCGACGGCGACCATGCGGAACTTGACCGTCAACCCGGTGAGGTTGACGGCCGTCCCATCGGGGCGCTGTAGCGTCGCGGCGATCGCCACTTCGGTGTCGCCGACGTGTCGCACCTGGCGTTGAGGGGGCACGGTGGGCTACTCCTCGTCCTTGGTTTCCTCGACCTCTTTCAGGAGCCCCAGCTTGTTGAGCTTGGCGAGCTCCGACGGCAGCAGGGTGTCTGGGGCCTTTGCCCCCTTGCAAAGGCGGCGGCGGATCTGGGCCCGCACCACCGGGCTCTTCTTGTCGGCCGGGTCGGCGTAGCCGACTTGCAGGACCTCGATGCCCGCGGCCGGCGAGAGCTTGGCCAGGGCCTGGAGCTCGTCGGGGGCGGTGACGATGGTCGAGAGCTCGATCGTGTCGAGTAGCTTGAAGGTTGCCATGGATTCCAGTCCTCTGGTTTGGTGGCGTTTGCGTGGTGATGACGACCTAGACGCCGTCGTCGGCCGTTGTAAACGTGGCGGTGACCGAGAGCGTGTCGCCCGAGTCGGCGGACTTGTCGCCGCCGGCGAAGGCGCCCGCCGAGTAGATCTTGGCAGCGCCGCCCTCAACGGCCTTGGTGTTGGCGCTGGCGAGGTAGGCGCCGCCAATCGTCTGCGAGTCGGCGTTGATGGAGAACTGCGCCTTGCTTGAGGAGTTGGTGACCGACTGCCCCGAGGCTGCCCCGTTGGGCGTCCAGGTTTGGAGCGTGGCCTCGGTGTAGGCGACGAAGTCTGCGCCGCCGACTTCCGTCTTGGTCCAGCCGGCCGCCGGCGAGGGTGACGACGCCAGGAGGCCAACGTACCAGGTGGTCGTGTCCCCCTGGCCGGCCAGCGTGGCGTTGAGTAGCTCGTCGAGCCCCTCGTTGACCACCAGGTTGTCGATCCTCTCGCGCCACTTGAGTCGGCCGTCCGGCCCGCGGCATTCGATCTCCCACACGCCTTTGACGCGGGCGCCCTCGTGGACCGGGTCGCGCCGTCGCCAGCGCGGAAGCATGCTGCGTAAAGTGTCGAGCATCATCGGGATCCTCTCAGTGTGAGGTTGCTGGAGTCAGTGCCCACCAGGCCCAGGCGCGTGGCGCTGGTGCCCCAGAGGGCCAAGCGGGACGTGTCCGTGCCGGTGAGCGCCAGGCGCGCCACGGCCGTGGCCAGGCCGGCAACGACTGCGGTGTAGGTATCGCCGGCCAAGACCCCTTCGGTCAGGGTCGCGCGGGCCGACAGGATGGCCGTGGCCGTGTCGCCGGCCAGGATGCGTTCGCTGTAGAGGGCCAGCGCGGTGAGGTTGTTCGCGAACGTGTCGCCGGCGTCGGTGCCTTCGGAGATCGCCGCGGCGATCAGGCCCGAGACGATCGTGGCCGAGTAGGCGTCGCCGGCCAGCGCGCCTTCGGTCGCTGCAGCCAGGAAGGACCCGATCACTGAGAGCGCATCGCCGGCCTTCGCACCCTCGCTCACAGCTGCCAGGAGTGTGGCCAGGGCGCTGACCTGGTCGCCCGCCTCAGCGCCCTCGGAGACGACTGCCAGGGCCCCGACGATCGCCGTGAGCTCGTCGCCGGCAAGACTGCCCTCGCTGATGCTCGCCAGGGCCGAGAGGACGCCCGCCAGAGCATCCCCGGCCTTCGCCCCGTCGGTCACCGCCGACAAACCCGATAGGGCAACCGCCCACGCGTCGCCGGCGTCCGCACCTTCGGTCACCGCGGCAAGCAGGTCGGCCTCGACCTGGACCGTGTCGCCGGCCTTGGCGCCTTCGGACAATGCCCCGCTGACCGCGCCTGCCCCAGCGCTGGTCGCCGCAACCCAGAGCGGCAACCGCACGGGCGGACGATAGATCGCCCAAGGGTCGGCGTAGTCGGCGGCCACCTCGGCGGCAGACAATGCCCTATTGTGGACCAGTACGTTCGCAATCCGGCCAACAAAAAACTGCGATGCCGCAGGCGTTCCGCCGACCCGAAACGCTTGCATCACAGACGCCGCATCAACAGCACCGCTGCCAGAAATGTAGCCCCCGGCAGCGGCCACGCCGTTGTGGTACAGCGTGTTTGTATTCGCAACCGCGTTGTGGACAACCCCGATCTGCTGCCATGTATTGATCGAGACGACCGACGCCGTACTGTCGTAGGTCATTTGTGTCGAGGCGCCGTCGCCAATCTGGAGCCGCAGCTTGGCACCGTTGAGAGCCAGCCGGTACGCCTCGAACAACGCTACGTCCGAGCCGTATTTGGAGAGCACACCACGGACGCCGGTAACGCTAGTTGGGCGAATCCAGCACGACATGGAAAAGCTCGCGGTCAAATCAATCGACTTGCTGTAACTGACCGTGACGCGATCATTCGAGCCATCGAAGTCGAGTGCGAATCCCTGGTCCCAAGCGACAAAATCGCCTGCATCCATATTAGTGAGTGTGCCGTGGTTGCCGTTGGCCGAATAGTCCGACGCTGTCGTCCCGTCCCCTTCCCACATAGGCAGCGCGAGCGCCAGCCCTTGCGCCAACGGATGGCCCAGGTTGATGCCAGGCGCCCAGATTGGAGGTGCGAGGTGGGGCATGGTCTAGTTTCTAGCTGGCCAGCGGCACGTCGGCGGTGCGATATTCGACGGTGACGGCGAGCTCTTGGCCGCCGTCGTTGAACACGGCGACCTTGCACTTGCCGTAGTGGCCCGGGTCCACACTGAACCGCTTTTTGACCGTGTCGTTCTGGACCGGTGTGACGGTGAACGACCATGGGCTGCCTACCGTGGTTTCCTCCCACTCCTCCGACCCGCCGCCGTCGTCGCCCGTTGCACCGAGGACGTAGATCGTCGCCACGCCGTCGATCGCGCCCGTGTTGTCCTCGACGAGCTTGACGCCGATCTCGCAGGCGGACTTGCCGTCCAGGTCGATCGCGTCGGACGTTTCGGTCGCGGCATCGGCCAGGGCGTCGTCGTTCCAGTCGCTCGACGACTTTTGGACGTAGCCCCAGGCGCCCCAGTCGTGTCCGGTGTTGGCCATTAGAGGGTCTCCAAAATGGCTCGGATCTCGCGCAGCCTCGGCACGTCGAGCCCGAGCACGTCGAGCCGGCTCCGCTGGTTGTCGGCCAGGGCCTTGATCGCAGCCGCGTCGTCGGTGGTGAGGTCGAGGTCGGGCGAGGCGGCCATCTCGTCGAGCGCCGCGCGGGTCTCGGGGTGGCCCACGTCGATCCCGGTCGCGGATCGCACGACGGCCAGCATCTCGACCATCAGGGGGTCGACGGCGGCCGCGGCTTGCATGGACGACGCCAGGCGTCGGGCCACCGCCCGGCCGAGCTCGGCCGCGACGGTCAACACGGTCACGCGGGCCTCGCCCGGATAGCGGAGCACGCGGAGGTCCGCGAGCACGTCCTCGGCGCCGTCGTCGGCGTAGCCGCGGCCCTCGGGATCGGTCGTCAGTTCGTCTGCTAGTGTCACGGTCAAAATCCTCGATCTGGTTCGCCGCGGTCCGGCGTGCCGCGGTCCGGTCTGCCTCGATCGATCTCGCCCCAGGGCAGCTCGCCGGCCGCCTCGCTGGGCATGATGCTCGTCATCCAGTCGCCGCCCACGGTCCGCACGCGGCGCTGGATGAAGTACTCCTGGAGCCGACCCGACTGCGGGTCTTGCCGCACGGTGGCTTTGCGTGGGACGTAGTCGCCCATCACGCCCACGAGCTCGTAGTCCTTCTGATGGCCGGACCAGGTCCCCCGGATCCGGAGGTGGTCCCAGATCCAGTCGCCCTTGGAGTTGGCGGCCAGGATCGACAGGAACTCTTCCGGCGTGACGTTCCTGTACCGGTAGAGCGATCCAGGCCCCCCTCGAGCAGCTCGCCCGTCGAGCCCCTTCTGGCCCTTGATGTAGCCCAAGAAGCGAACGTAGAGGTACGTCGACTCGATGTCGTAGCCGAAGCTGTGGACGTTCGAGCTCGTGGCCCTGACCATCTCGCCGGTGACGATCGGGTGATCGCGCCCGAACCGCTGAGCCGGCCCGTCGGCCATGGGCAAGGGCACCTGCTGGCGGAACTGGCCCTCGTCGTTGAAGGGCGAGATGTCGAAGGGCAGGCGCCGGCCCCCGCGGGGATCCGCCTTCTGCCCCGGCTCGCCCTCCCAGCTGACCTTGGCCCCCATCTCCTCGAGGAGCTCCTGGGCGGCTGCCCTGCCGCGCTCGGTCACGGCCTCGCCCTTGCGCCGGGCGTGCTTCGGCGGCAGGACCTCGTAGCCGAAGGCCTGCAGGATGCCGATCAGCTGGTCGACCTCGCCCCGGCCCTGGTTGCCGACCAGGGCCTTGATCATCCGGCCTGCCGGGCCCAGCTCGGCGAGGAAGCGATTCAACAGCTGCTTCATCTCGCCGCTCTCGCGGCTATACCGCTCGATCTCCCTCGCGAAGGTGCTGAACTCGGTGCCCCCGAGCTCGCGGATCGCGTCGCGGACGCCGAACCGGCCGAACCGCCTCAGCGCCCTGCCCATGCCGCCGGACCTGGTGCTTTGCCCCCGCAGCGCGAAGTCGACCTCGCCGAAGAGCTTGCCCGTCGTGGTGTGCGCGAACTCTCGGCGGGCAGCGTCGAGCACTGCCGCGCCTGCGGTGCGGAATAGGGGGGAATACCAGGGCATGGGGCGACCGTGGACGGGCGTTCAGGTTCGAGCCGGATTGTAGCACGGTCGTCGTCGGGGCCCGGGTTGTGATGGCCCACCTCAGGCTGAGCGCTTGCGTGCGCAGTCACGCAAGTCGCGCCAGTGAACGCCCCATTCGTCGCCGTTGAACTCAAACTCCACGTCTGTCTCGTGCTCGGCACACAACCGGACCGCTTCGCTCTGAGCCACATCTAGTGGAGTGCCGGGCTGCACCACTGCCACGATCTTGCTGATGCTCATGATGCTCATGCCACCTTGTCCCTCTGCAGGATCCCTCCGGCGGCCCTGGCGTCGCACGCGGGGCAGGGGGCCAAGGTGACCCACACCGCGCGGTCGGCCGCCCGTGAGCACCCTCGGCACTGGTACTGGTCGACCTCGACCGGACCGCCCTCGTCCTCGGGATCCTCCGGCTCGGGCGGCAGCGGCCGCTTTACCTCACGATCGCGGACCCTGGCCGCGGTCTTTCGATGGCAGATCCCCTGCCTGGCGATCTCCCTGAGCGGCACACCCTGGGCCAACAGGGCCTTGATCTGCTCCTCGACGTCGATTGGGATGGGGACTCCCATACAGCCTGTGCCTCCTTTCGTGGGTCGTCACTTCGCGGGGCGCTGCCAGCCGCCGCGACCGCGGTCGAGCTGGATGCCCTGCCGGTCCTTGCCGATCTGCGCCCGGTGGTCGACCGACTTGGGTGATTCGCCCCGCTGCCGGGTCGGCGAGTAGACGAGGTAGCGGAGCGCGTCGACCGTGTCGTCGGCTCGCTTCAGTGGCTCCGGTCGTGCCACCTGCGGGTTGAGGACGCCGCCGTCGTGCGGCTCGCGGCCTTTCTTCCACCGGTACTTGCGGAACTCCTCGATCAGGTGAACGCACCTGGGATGGATGTAGATCCGCGGCCTGCCCGTGTAGGGGTGGATCTTCAAGAGGCTGCGGACCGTGTTGATGCCGTCGTAGACGTCGTTCGACGCCGGGGCCATCTGGATCCCGTAGCGTGTGAAGCTCTGCATCTCCCCCGGCCTCGACGGGTCGCCGAAGGTGTAGCCGAAGGTATCCTCCGGCCGCAGCGTGTGGTTGCTGCCTGGCTCACGCAAGTAGCGGTCGAGCCACTCGACTCGTCCGAGGGTCGTGTTGTCAAGCTCCGTGAGCCTCTCTCGCACGAGCTCGCAGAACCGGCGGAGGATCGGGTCATCGGATTGCCAGACGTGCAGGGGCGGCGGCCAGCCCCACAGGAGCGACCGGGCCATGATCTCGACGGCGTGGTCGATCGTGATCCGGGTCTGGTCCGCCGACCAGTACTCGTCGTAGATGTGCCACTCGCCGATCGCGTCGGTGTAGCCCCAGACGCACGTCTGCGGGTGCTCCTCCGATGCCCCCCAGTCGATCGCCCGCATGTGCTCGACGCCCGGCGGGAACGTGATCGGCTCCGCGTCGACGTGGACGGCCTGGTTGAACGAGGGGTAGATGCACCCCGCGAACGTGGCCAAAGCCCCGGTCATGCGGGTCTGGAGCAGCTCGTCGGGCACCGTGGCGAAGAACTGCTCGTACCAGCCGTCGGCCAGGTTGGCCTTGTTGCACGCCGTGTTGGCGCGGTAGAACCGCCACCCCTCCGGCGGATCGTCCATGACCTTCTCGATCCAGATGCAGAGCTCCGGGTCGATCGGCGTGAACTCGGAAAACTGTCCGCCGTGGAACATCGTGTCGCGGCAGCCCCGGAGCACTTCGAGGAAGATCGAGAGGGGGAACTGCTCACTGAACCAGAAGCCGCCGATCGAGCGGGCCTGCATGCTGCGGCGGCCCTGCTTGTATGACTTGAAGTGCAGTGACCAGTTCTTGCCGGGCCGGCCTGGCCATGGCTTCAAGGGCACGACGAACGGAAAGCCCTGCTTCGAGTCGTACCAGCGGATCCCGTCCCAGTCGATCTCGCACTCGGGGATGTGCCGGTGGCCCCAGAGCTTCTCGGACCAACAGGTCCCCATCACCTGGTCGTAGGTGTCCGAGATGACCCAGAAGGGCGTGTTCTCGCGGGGCGGCGGCTGCCGGCGGAGCACGAAATCCGCCGTCTTGTATGCGGCGGCCTCGGTGGTCCCTGAGGCGTTTCCCCCAATGAGGAAGGAGACGGGGTCTTGGCCGTAGCAGAAGCCGGCCTGCTCGTCGAAATCCTCGGGCCGGTCCTCTCGGGGCACGAAGGTGGCCCAGCAGCTCTCCCTGGCCTCGAGCCACGCGGCCAGCGTGGGATCGGTCGCCAGGACCGCCGCGGCCTCCTCGTGCAGGTCAGGAGGGATCGTCGCACTCATTCGTCGCCTCAAACCCTCGCCCGCAGTCTGTAAAACCCCAAGTCGCTTCAGGCCCCTGGTTTAGAGGCGAGTTTTACGGACGGTTTTACAGCAGGCTCAGTTCAGCCCCCGGCCTCGCTTGAGCGCCTCGCTCTGCTTCTGCCTCTCGACCACCTGGGCCATCAGCCGCTCGACCATCATCGCGTCGACCTCGCTCGGGCTCCGGCCGGCGACCCTGAGCTCGCTCTCGGTCTGCAGGTAGTGCCGACTCGGCGCGTAGAGCCCGTGGATCCGCAGACGCTGCTCGACGCACCACTGGACGATCTGCAGCCAGGCC